CTGCGCCCTTCGCAGCTTCTTGGCATAAGTGTTGCATAAATATCTGACTATCTGACGGTGTGTTGATAACGAAACGGTAACAATTCTCCATCGTCCATCGCATCATCGATCGTGCGCCTTATGTCGTTATCGAGATCGTCCATAACGCCGACCAGCAACCACGAAAGTACCGTCCTTTTCGATGTTGATTAGGGTCACTTGGCTATCCTCAACGATGATAAAAGCCTGCTGCCAGTTCATAGTTCCCTTGGTATAGCCTGCTTTGCGAATGTCCATAAGATGTCCGCCTTCCACGCCACGGAGGATACGCCCTATTTTGCCCCCAGAAGCCTCTGTAAAGGCGGATACGCCCGCTCTGTGAGTGTGACCGCAGACCACGCTTAAACCATGCCTACGAGCCGCTCCAAGGGCTGTAAGACCCGCGTTAGGGTTTATGGCCTGCTCGTCTCCGTGAACTGCTACCCAGCCCTTAGCAAAGGCATATGGCTTCTTATGATAGGTGATGCCTAACTCATCTAAACGCATGAAGCGCTCAAAGCGTAACTCTGGCAATGCCAAGAACGCAGGGATCTTTTTCATGATGACATTGTAAAGACGATCCGTGTGATTAGAACGGATCATGTGGGCTTCTTTAGAATGCTCGACCAATGACCAAAGAACTTCGACTGCTTGGTCTCGATCCTCAGCTAGTGTCTGCTCGTACCAGCCCGGTGTGTTTTCTGTCCATCGACTGATCTGTGGGAGATCGATTTCATCTCCGAGTGTAATAACGCTATCTGGACGGTACGCCTTAATAAAACTTGCAACATTGCGGACAGCAATTTCATCGTGATATGGAACTTGTAGATCGGGAACGATTACAGTTCTTTTCATGGTTAATCCTCATCATCGTCATCGTCATAAGGCACTCGTCCAGGAAGTTCAGGAAGCCAGTTCGGTGTTGGAAGGATCGTTGCCGGGTAAGTTAAAGGTTCGAGCAAGATAGCCAAAGCCAATTCAGGTGTGAACCCTGCTCGTCTTAGCGATTTGTAGTATTCATTTAGCCCGATGCAATACTGATCGAGCATAGAGTAAGCCTCTAAGTCGATAGCCTTCTTACGCGCCATGATTAAATTATCGCTCTAAAAGAATGTTATAGATCTCATCGACACGCGCATTAAGTCGCTTGATCTCCGACAGCAAGTGCGTGATCACATAGCCCGCTAATCCACCCACTATCGCAAGAGTGGCAATATAAAGATTTAAGTAGTCCGCTGGTGTCATCGTTTAGGTGTCGCATATCCAAAGACCCCAGCAAGAACAGCCCAGAGAATTGAGCGGTAATCTGCTGCAAAGTTAGAAGCTGCCCAAGCAGATAAAAATGCACCTGCTGTGAGTAGGTAAGGGTTTTTCATATTCATGCTGTGCCTCCTAGTAACGGTACTTTAAAGAACGAACCATCGTTATCGCCCTTGATGCTAAACGAGACATGGAGATGATGGCGATGCTTGTTAATCCCAGAATAAGTTCTCCAGCGCCAAGCGCTTTTGGCGCTTGCAATTTTGCCGTCAAAGATGAGATACGAGATGCGCTTATCAGACTTTGCCAAGAGACGAAGTTGATCCGCCACATCGGGCATGAGGTCAGGTTTAGGTCTGCCGGATAGATCGCGGTCAATGTCAATGGCACGAACCCAGCCCTCGCCATCTGGATTATGGTCAGACTTACGAGCTGAGTGCCGACTATCGCCGATCCAACCGTCCGAGGTACGATCACGATCGCTGAAGCAGTCATCGAACTGTTCACGAAGTTGTTGACCTGCCTTGCATAACTTGGGTTTCATCCCAGTAGTAAAGCCAATTCATCTTGTGTAAGTCCTAAACGATCTGCGATAGCAGCCTTAGCCTCAGCCTTTTCCGCTGCTGCTTGCTCCTCATCTGCTTTCGCTTTTGCGTAAGCAACCGCATCTGCTTCGCGCTGCTTGATTTCCTCGGCTGTAAGTTCTACTTCAGAGACTTCGCCTGTCTCGCAGTTTACGATGATCTTTGTGTCTGCCATTTTGTCTCCTATGATTTAGATATGCCGTAGAGTGAAGCGGTTGAATATTGGTTAATTAGCGAACCGTTAAGCGGTGCTAGTTTGATGCTAGTAATTGCTGCGGTGTTAGACCAGAGACCAGCATCTAATAATAGATAAGATGATGCAGCATTATTTTCTGTAACGCTGTCGGATGAAACAGACTTATTGGTGCTACCTGCATAGTTAGGGATGTAGATGTCTGCGCTGCCGAAAGTACTAGCCGTTGCTGTTGCGGCAGTCATAAAGACCGCATCTTCAATAGATGCACTACCAGCATTAGTAAAGGAGAAACCCGATCCAGAACTTGCGTCTGCGCCTACACCGCGAGCGGAGAAGTTTGTAGTAGCACCATTAAAAGTTAATTTCAGGCTATCTACTGGTTGCCCCGAACGGTTTGTTCTGGCAGATATTCTAATCAGCAAGTCCGTATAAGTTGCTGGTATCGAAGTAAAGTCAATAGTTGCCGCCCCGCCAGCCCCAACGGTTACGGTGCTGCCAATTTGGATATAAGTTGCCATTATGCCGCCTTAATTCCGTATAGGGTAAAGGTTGAGCCTGTTGAGAACTTAGCGTTTGGGTCGCTTCCTTCGTTAAATACGGAAACGGTGTTAATAGCAGCAGTAGAACGCCATAGACCAACTACCGCTGAAAGTTCCTTATCCGCTGCATTTACGCGGCTTAGTACGGTTTTATTAGTTGTAGTGTTTGAATAATTTTGCAACTGGTAGATGATATTTTGCTGACCAGTTGAACAACCAATAACTGAGTAAGCAGCGATACGACTTGTATTAGATGTACGACCAGATGCTGCCGCTGAACCCGAACCGTTTAAATAGGTAAAAGAATAGTTGTTGCCTGTATCAAGTGAGCCGTTACCAACGCGTAAGCGAACATCTTGATTAGCAATATCGCAAGAAAAGGCGCAGACTAGCATTAGGTCTGTGTACGTGCCGCTTATGCTTGAAAAGGTTACTGTGCTATTCGCGCTACCAAGTGTTGTAGTCGCTATCGGTTCATAAGTTTTTGGCATTATTTGACCCCATAAAGCGCGAGAGTGGAATACTGATTAAATAAAGTTCCGTCTATCATTGAGATGCTTATTGAAGTAACAGCCGAAGTTGAGCGCCAACTGCCGCTCGAAAGGGCAATAGTTCCACCAAGCGAGCCTGTGCCAGCGGTTCCGTTTATATCGTAACCCTGTAAGTTGCGTACAGTTTTATATTTATTAGTGTTTGAATAATCAAGAATATCCATAACTACGCCAGTAAATACGCTTGCACTTACACTACTGTTTAAGCCATTAAATTGCATATGATTTGAACTTGTATTGGCATTTGCAGTCACATTGGGCGTTGTGTTGTATCCACCGAATAAGTTGTGGCTACTGTAATTTGCTCCTGTATCGGAGTTAAACTGCACCTTTGTTAAATCTACGACATAGCCTGAACGGTTGGTTTGAAGTATGCCTCTAATTTGGAGATGCTTATAAGTGCCTACAATAGAAGTGAACGCTATGGAGGACGAACCGCCTGCCCCAACGGTTACAGTCGCAATAGACTCATAATCGCCGACAGCGGCAACTGCTCCGCTATCAAGTAAAGCGGCGATATTGTTAAGCATTAGGCAATAGCCCCCACGATGTACCAAGTATCTGTGCCAGTCTTGATGCAGGCTGCTGACTTGTACTGGGCAACGGTTGGACTAGCTGCGACTGCCCCTGCTGAAAGGATTGTGGTTGTGCCGGGCGTGACTGCCGAGATGGTGCAGAGGCCAGCGCCAATGTTAAGAACGGTGATAACTGTGCCAATAGGGAAGGCTACAGAGGCATTAGTAGGGATCTTAAAGGCGATAGCGGTTGCCTTGTTCATGATCTCTAGTGTCTGGTATTGGTCATTCAAGACCGCTGTGTAATCGCCTGTGTTGGTCGAAGTCGTGAAGTTAACCAAGCCATTGTACATAGCCGCGCTAAGAACATCGCCTGTCGATGATGGAAAGCCTGTTGCCATTTATATCTCCTAGTACGCCATTATATTAGTGCCGATTATACCTGATATGTTCGAGCCGATGATGAACCCTTCAACGATCGGTTCGAGAGTTGTCACAGTTACCTTCATGGAA